GTGATCTCGACGATCCGGCCACCGGAGCCCTCGACGAGGAGCCGCGTCCGCAGGTCGGACTGGCGCCCGAGGCGTTGGACGTCGCCGAGCAGATGCCGGGCCTTGCGGAGGATGACCTGGTCCTCGAGGTGGCGGCTCATATCGACGAAAGCGCGGAGCCGCAGGCTCGGGGTCATCTCGCCCTCGAGGCCGAGGGAAACCAGGTGCCGCCAGACGTCGAGGAGCGAGGTCCCGGCGGCGAACGTGAGCGTGTGGCGGACGGTCCAGGGCTGACCGCCGGAATCGGTCGTCGCGTCGAAGTCCCAGGTCGCGAGCGGGATCGCGCCCCGGGCCTGAGCCCGCTCGAGGAGCGTGACGAGGATTCCGCCGGGCGTCTCGTCGACGAAGTCGACGGCCGCTCGGGCCGACGATGGCACCCAGAGGCTGACGCCGATCCACGAACCAGCAGCTCCGGCGGTCGACGTCCGGTCGCCGGTGTCGCCGAGCGGTGGACCGGCCTCGACGGCGACCTCGATCGTCCGACCGCTCGCAGATCGCTCGGCGACCTCCGCCATCCCGGCTGGCGGGGCGATCGTCGTCGCCGCGGTCGTCGCGGCCACGGTCAGGAGCATCCCGTCGACGAGCCCCACGTTGACCGACGGATGCCCGATCGCCGTCCCAGTCCCGGTGTCCAGACCGACGGCGTAGGCGGTCGGGTCCGACGATGCGTTTCGGATCGCGACGATCACGGCGCTCGCCCGTCGGGTGTCGCTGAACGACCAGGCCCACGACGCGGGATCGCCCGAGGCAGCCGGCCGGGCGAAGAGCGCGAGGGCGACGTCGTTGCCGCTGTCGCGGCGCTCGAGCAACGTCCAGCCGGCGGGCGTCGAGAGCGTGACGTCCGATCCGCCGAGCACGACGACGGCTGCGATGAGGAGGTCGCCGGCAGCCGTCCCTGTCGGTCGCGGACAGCTCACCTGGGTCGAGCCGGCGCCGTTGTCGCCGCTCGCGGCGGCCACGTAGGCGGCCGGCTGGGGCGGCCAGACCGGGGGATAGACGACGGCGCGCTCCAGGTACGCGAGCGGTCCGCGTCCCTGGACGCGAACGACCTCCCCGCCTCCTTCCTGGGCGGACGTGAGGACCTCGACCGGATCCTCGACCCAGAACGCCGCTCGGACGACGCCGCCGATCTTCGCCCGCACGAGGTTGCCGGCGGCGAGGTGGGCCGCTTTCGGGTCGCGCCGAGGCAGGGTGAGCCGGCCGGCGCCGACGTCGCCCATCGCGAGCTGGATCTGGCCTTCCGATGCTTGCTCGAGGACGGCGAGGAGCGTCGCCGGGTTCGCCCCGTCGTAGACCTCGAACTCGAGCGGCACCCCGACCGCTGGCTCGGCTGCGAGGATCTCGAGATACCGGCCCTCCGAGACGCGAACCGTCACGTCGACTCCTCCACGACGACGAGCCCCGACTCCGCGTCAGCCGGGACCGTCACGATCGCGGCCGGTTCGATCGGCTGGCCGCCGTTCGCGGGCCAGAGGCCGGGAGAGCGGTTCGACCAGGTGACGATCCCCATGACGGTCTCCGTCGGGCGACCGCGGTTCAGGATCGCCCTGGACGTCTCGGCCGCCTCGTCGCGGTCCTCGTAGACCCAGACCTCCCGGAGCCCCCGGTTCGTGCCGGTGCCGCCGGAGGCGACCCGGACCTCGACCCAGGTGACGGTTCGAGGAGCGAAGGTGTAGAAGCGCCTCGCCATCCCGACCGGATACTCGGTCGTCGAGACGGGGAGTGGGACGTCCGCGTCCCCGACGACGTCCGGCCCGCCGTCGCTGAAGCGGAAGAGCGGGACGCCCCAGCGGTTCGACGTGTCGTTCCGATCTTCGAGGGCGATCCCGACGATCTTCCGCGCTCCGGAGAACGTGAACCTGATCCAGGCCGCCGCCCCGGAGGTCGAGACCCATTCGGCCGTCCCCCGATCGACCGTGTTGCCCGGGACGTTCGCCCCCGAGGTCGAGGAGGCGGTGATCGTCGCCTCCGCGGCGACCTCGACGATCTCCCCGAGGCCGTCGCCGTAGAGGGCGACCTGCCCGCCCCGGACCTGCTCGTTCGGGTCGATCTTCATGAGCCAGGGAGCGACCTCCCCATCCCGGGTCGCCTCGTAGAGGTAGAGAGAGCGGGCGAGCGCGGTCAGCGCCTCGATCCCGCGGTTCTCGTAGGTGTAGAGCGAGCGGGCGATGATCGAGAGCGCCTCGATCCCCCGGTTCTCGTACGTGTAGAGCGACCTCGCCGCCACGGTGAGCGCCTCGATACCACGGTTCTCGTAGAGGTAGAGGACCCGGGGGAGGTTGTAGAGCCCGGGGTTCGCGACGTTGATCTGGCCGTTCGACCCCGACGTGTAGCCGAGGGCGCCCGCGGGGAACGCAACCGCCTGGTTCGTCGAGACGAAGAGCGGGGCGATCGCCCTCCAGGCGAGGACCGTCCCGCCGGAGCTGGTGTTGAAGAACCCGACCGAGCGGATCAGGCCCCAGTCGCCGGTCGCCGTCGAGGTCTGGAGCGGGACGATCGAGAGCCGGTTCCCGCTCCCATCGACGGAGAAGACGGAGCTGTCGTTCGTGATCTGGAGCCGCTGGTAGCCGTTCCCCCCGATTTCCCCCGTCCCGTCGGCGTTCGCGAAGAGGGCGAGGAACAGGGGGTTGACGGTCGTGAGGTCGGCCATCTCACGTCCACGAGCCGACGATCACGACCATCTCGGCGAACCGTGGACCGAGCTGCGCCCCAGGCCCCGGGGTCGTGCAGCGGACGTAGAGGTTCGATGTCTCGGCACCCGGAGCGAGCGACGAGAAGTTGAGGGTCGCGACCCACGTCGTCCCGTCCGAGCTGATGGCGAAGTCCGAGTCGTTGCACTGGAGGTTGATGCTGTTCGCGGTCTTCGAGGTCGAGGCGTTCTTGAGGCGGAAGACCCGGGTCACCGTCGTCCCGAGCGGCCGGTCACCGAAGTCGAGCGGAGCCTGGAACTCCAGGTCCGTGTTGTCGTCGATGAAGAGGATGTCGTCCGGAGTCTGCCCGGCGGCCTTCTCGCCGTAGATATGCAGGACGCGGAGACGGGTGTTGACCTTGATCGGCTGGTCGGAGTCAAGGCACCAGCGGATCGTGCGCTTCGGTCCGGTGAACGACACCGGCTTGATCGTTGCGCGCCAGCCATCGCGTGACGCAGGGCCGGAGCCGATCCCAGACGGGAACGAAGCCGTCTCCCACGTCCCATCGACGCCGTTCGTCGTGTCGTCCGAACCCTGGAGACCGCTTGACGACGCGACCCCGTAGCCGACCGGGACCGTCGTGTCCGCGAAGCCCCAGTACATGGCCGTGACCTCGCGCCGTTCTGGAAAGAACGCCCACATGGCCATGTATCGCTTGAAGTTACCGCTGTCTCCCTCGAACGCGTCGTCGATCGTCGTGGCGGAATAGTCGTCGTCGTTGAACTCCGCCAGGTCGGCTCCCGAAACGTAGGAGCTGAACCCCTGGGCGTAGCGGGCCGACGGGCCGTCGCTGGCCTTGCCGCCGTACCCGATCCGCGTCCCGTCGCGGTGGTACGGCATCCGTCGGTCGGGGAGAGCGGGGTACGGCATGGTGTCACCTCCTCACAGATACGCCGGGGCGAAGACGATCGAGACCTGCCCACCGGTCGTCCCCGACTCGATCGTGATCGGGTTCGTCCCGGGTTCGAGGAGCCACCAGCGGACGTCGCCGGAGTGCCGGATCGACTGGACGACCGAGGTCCCGTCGAGGACCGCGGTCGCCTTGTCGGTGTCGATCACGAGGACCTTCCCCGCCGGGACCGTGACGAGCGCCTCGACCCAGATGCCGGTCGCCGTCTGGGTGAGCCGGAGGTTCGAGAGCGGACCGGTCGCCGAGATCGCGAGCTTCGACGTCCGGACCGTCCCAGGATTTGACAGGTTGAACGAATGGGGGGACGAGGCGATCGTCCGGTCCGTGACGATGTCGCCGCCGTAGAAGTGCGGATCGGGGAGGCTGAAGTCCGCGACCGCGACGAAGCCCTCGCGCCGCCCGACGATCTCGTTGACCTGGAACGACACGACCTCGGCCATGGCGGTCCGGGTCGAGCCGTCCGGGAGCGTCCGGACGAGCGCCCGGAGGCCGGGGAGGGCGAAGAGCTGGCGGAGGGCGTCGAGGTTCGCCTGCGCCTGATCGACCGTCCCGTCTCCTCCGAGGGCCGGAGAGGAGGAGACCCAGAGCCCGAGCGAGAAGCGACGCGGCCCGTGGACCTTCGGCATCCAGACCGCGCCCGCCCGGTACGGGACGACGAGGTCGTCGCCCCGGAGCGGCGGGAGGTCGTCCGCCTCCCCGATCGCCGAGACGAGGTAGGCGTACGAGGAGAGATCGACGCCTCCGAAGCTCCACCGGTCGGCCGTGACGATCATGAGACGACCCCGAGGTACGAGAGCTTCCGCATCTCCCGGGCGATCGAGGTCGAGGCGGGTTCGGGGAGCGGGTTGTTCACGACGACGCTCACGTTCGTCGTCCGGTGCTCCCCGCCGCCGAGGACCGCCGCGCCGGACCTGATCTGTTCAGCGACCCGGGCGGGGACGATCATCTCCCCGGCGTGGACGATCGCAGGTCCGGTCCTGGGGACTTCCCAGGCCCCGGTCTGGAACTTCGGGATGAAGCCGCCGACGAAGTCGCCGATCCCGCCGATGATCTCCCCGGCCTTCGCCGGGAGCCCGGCGATCCCGTCGAGGAACGCCTTCGCGGCCTTGTTGGCGAGGTCCCCAAACCCGGAGATGAGCCCGCCAGCGATCGAGCCGGGGAGGTTGAGGACCGTCGAGACGATCTGTGGGAGGACGCCCTTGATCGCGTCGAGCATGCTCTTGCCCGACTTGTCCCCGAGGCCGAAGAGGTCGGCGATGAGCCCGACGACCTTCCCCGGGATCGAGAGGAGCGTGTCCACGACCTGCGGCACGATCGTCCCGATCGCCCCGGCGAGCCCGGCGAGGGCGTCCATGAGCGTCTGGATGATCTGCCCGCCGACCGCGAAGACCTGGTTCCGGAGGTCCTCGTTCACGATGAGGAGGGCAATCGCCGCGATGAGCGCCCCGATGAGGAGGATCGGGAGGAGCGCCATCCCCGCCGGGATCGCAGCCGCGAGCAAGCCGCCGATCGTCGAGCCGAGCGAGGCGATCCCTCCCGCGATCGCCGGGACGATGCTTCCGAGGCCGGAGATGAGGAGTCCGGGGAGCGAGCCGATGAGGCCGCCGACGATCCGAGCCGGGGAGATGATCATCCCGAGGGCGGGGCCGAGGTTGTTGAGCGTGAGGAGGAGCGGGCCGAGAGCCATACCGGCCTGCCCGATGTCCATGATCCGAGTCTTGATCTCCTCGGCGAACTTGTTTGCCTGCTGGGCCGGGGACTTCATCCGCTCGTCGAACTGGCCGATCGTCGTCCCCGCCGAGTCAAACTCGGCCTGCAGGTCCTCCGCGAAGCCCTGGGCGTTTTCGCCGGTCGCCGCGAGGGCAAACTGGAACGCCTCGACGGTCCCGAGGGCGACTTTCAGGCCCTGGTCGCCCGCGACCAGCTCGTTCCGGAGGAAGTTGAGGCCTTCCGCCGCGCCCTCCTTCCCGAGCCGCTTCGCGAACTGCTTCACTTCGAGGCTCGTGAGCCCGAGGGTCTTCTGGTACTTCTTGAGGACCTTCTCCGCCTCCGCGGCGTTCTTCGTCTTGAGGAGCTCCGCTTGCGCCTTGGCGAACGCCTTTCCCGCCTCGTCGGTCGCCTGGCGGAGCTCGATGTACGCCTGCTGGAGCCCCTTTTCCCTCGCGATCTGGGCGAAGTTTTTCCCGGTCGCCGCCTGGAGCCGGTTGAGCGCCTGGGTCGGAGAGAGGAGCGCTCGCATGGCGCCGGACATCTGGATTGCGGCCTGGGCCGCCGGGGTGCCGCGCTTCGTGAGGGCGGCGTATCCGGCCGCCACCTCCTCGATCTCGATCCCCATGTTTGCCGCAATCGGGGCGACCGTGGCGATCGTCGCCCCGAGCTCCGCCGCGGTGACCTTGCCGCGTTCGACCGCCTTCGCGAAGACGTCCGTCACCCGGGCCGACTCGGAGGCGTCCAGCTTGTACGCGTTGAGGACCGAAGTGACGAGGTCCACCGCCTCGCCGGTAGAGGAGAGGGCGCCGACCGAGAGCTTCGCCGAGTCGCGGAGAACGTCGATGATCTTCGAGGCATCGACGCCCGCCGAGGCGAGGTCGTACGCTCCTTGGGCGAGGTCTTCCGTTGACTTGCCGGTTTCCCTTGCGACTTCCTTGATCCCCTCGCCGAGCTTGCGGAGGTCCTCGTCCGACAGCCGCGTGATCGTGTTGATCGTCCGGAGCTGGTCCTCGAACGTCGCCGCCGACTCGATCGCCCCGGCGAAGAACGCCCCGCCGATCGCTCCTCCGACCGTGAGCGTCTTCTTGATCCCGGCGGAGAGGCGCTGCCCGAGGGTCGGCCCCGCCTTGTCGCCCGCCTTCTGGGCGGCCCCGACGACCTGCTGTTCGAACTGCGAGTCATCGACGAGGAGCCGGGCGTAGGCGTCAGCGACGACCGTGGCCATCAGTCACCACCCGATCCGGGAAGGTGAGGGCGAGCCGATCGACCGCCTTCCATGTCTCGTCGAACGTCGGGGCCGTCCGCTCCGGCTGGACGATCCGAGCGGGCTTCCCCGTCCGCCGGAGCCGCTTCAAGGCGACGTAGACGTCCGTCATCCCCTCCCTCGTCCCAGCGTGGAGGAGCGAGAGGAGGTCGTCCGCTTCCCGGAGGATGCGCCGCTGCCCCGCCTCCCAGAGCTCGATGAGCTGGACGTCGTCCAGCGTCGAGTCCAGCTCCGCCGGAGTCAGCCCCCAGTACCGGAGGCCCCACTCGTAGATGTCGGAGGGCCGGAGAGGAGACGCCGAAGCTCGGCGAGAGCCGACCTCGCGTCGGCCACGAAAGGGAAGACGACGTCCAGGATCGCCCGGAAGGCGGCGTACACCTCGCCGTCCTCGACGTTCTCATCGATCCACTCCCGAGTCCCGAGAACGCCGGTCGCATCGTAGGCCATGACCAGGTCGAGGAGCCGATCGGAGACGAGCGAGCCCGCGACGGCCACCGCATCGATGTCGGTGAGAGAGATCGCCCCGACCTCCCGGAGGGCAGCGGCGAGCTTCTCCCGCCACTCGCGGGCCGCCGCCCGCTTGAGCGTGGGGAGCTCCTTCCGCTGCCCTCCCCAAACGACGGGAATGACGCCGCGAACACGCTCGTCCTCGGTCCTTCGGTCCACTGCTCCGCCCTCGTTCGTTAGCTAGGCCGTCGGGCCGAGCTTCTGGATTTCCCAGGCGCTCTGCGTGATGTTCGCCGGGTCCCACCGAGCCTGCAGCTTGAGGCGCGGGGCGAGCTCCCCGTCGTCCGCCGCCTCGAACTCGGCGTTGTCCGTCATGATCGCGTTCCGGAGGACGAACCTGATCTCCCGACCGTCGAGGCCTGGAACCCGAAGCTCCCACTCGTGGTATGCGGTCGAGGGGAGTCGGCGAGAGGTCCCGGACGTCGAGGCGATCGTCGAGGCGCCGGACGAGGTCTGCTCCAGGAACATGTCGCCGGAGCGGTGGGCGAGCTGGGTCGGCTCGAAGAACGACACGCCGGTCCCGCCGACACCCGCCGTGCCGACGAAGGTGAGCCGTCGGACCTCCTGCTCGCCGGGATAGCCGAACCGCACGTAGTCGCCGACCGAGAGCCCGGTGACGCTCGCGACCTTGAGGTTCGTCGATCCGGCCGGAGCGTCGGCGGCGAGCGTCGTCGCCTCGACCTCGACGACCGGATCGCCCGACGAGTGGGCCTTCGAGAGGGCGCCGATGAGATCGATCGTCGTCCCGGCGACGGCCGCGACCTGCCGGAACTCCCTCGATCCGGTCGCGCCGATCTGGAGGATGTCCCCGATCGCGATCCCAGACGCCGAGGCGACGGTGATCTGCGTCGCCCCGGCCGAGGTGTTCGCGGCGAGGGTCGTGTTCGCCCCGCCCGACTTCGCCACGCCCTGCGCATCTCCGGCCGTCGCAACCGAGCCCGGGACGATGTGCGAGAGCTTCGTCGGGTCGAGCTCGGGGATCGAGACCTCCAGCTCGGCCGTCTCCGACTGGACGTAGTCCGTGCCCTTGATCGGACCCGGGGTCCCGTTGAGGTCGGGGGCGAAGTACTCCCGCGTCACCCGGAAGACGTTGTTGTCCTTCGTCGCGCCGACGGGAAGACCATCGACGTAGACCTCACCCGCCCCGATGAACAGCTCCTGGGCTGTCGTTGCCGTGACCGGCATCTCGCACCTCCTTCTCGCCGGGGCGTTCCCCCGGTCGAGTCTTGGCCTCCGGCGTTACGCCGTCGAGGCGTGGACGATCCAGATCGAGGATACCATCGACCACCCGGTGTCGGGGTCCTCGTTCTCCTGCCCGCCGACCTCCTCCGCAGAGCGGTAGACCTTGAGTCGAGGGCCGACGTTGTGGAGGGCGACGGAGACCCGTTCGTCGAGGATCGAGGCGAGCCGCGGGTCGGCATCGACCGAGAGCGTGACGAGCCGCCACCGGATCGCGTCGGTCCGCGCCCTGGTCCGGGAGAGGAGCCGGACGATGACGAGGGGGATCGTGTCGCCGTCGGCTCGCCTGCCGCCGCGGACGACGACCGGCCACGTTCCGCCGTCGGCCGCGAGGGCCGCCCGAAGCTCCGAGACGATCTGGCCGACCGGGTCTCTCATCGGGTCCGGAAGAACTGCTGCATGTTCCGGATCGCGGCGTCCCAGGCAGGCGCGAGGAACGGCCGAGCCCGCATCTTCGTCGTCCCGAGCTCGACGAACGCGCCGTACGTGCAGTTGGTCCCGACGATGACCTCGATCCCGCGGCGCCCTTGGTACTGCGGCAGGGGCCGCCCGTTCTCGTCGCTGCCCTTGACCGAGAGCGCCGGGCGCCCGTCGATGAGGACGAGGGAGTGGATCGAGCGCCGGAGCGTGCCGCCGATGAGGACCGAACCGTTGTTCGGCCCGATCGGGATGCGCCCCTCGCGACCGGCTTTTGTCCGCTTCGTCGTCAAAAACGACCGGTAGCCGCCCCGGACCGGCGCCTCCTTCTTCGCCTCCGACTCAACCCAGTACCCGAGGTTCTGCGCCCCCGTGGCGATGAGTCGGCGGAGGTCGGCGATGCCGTCCTTGTTGACGACGACCTTCGTGGTCGTGAACTGCTTCACGGCTCGATCCTCCGGAGATCGACCTCCAGGTGGTGGCCTGCTCCTCCGGCGTCGCGGGGGAGCCCCATGACCTCCCAGCGCTCCGAGCCCCGGACGACGACGTCTCCGCTCCGGATGTCGGAGCCGACGGCGAAGAACCCGACCCCGTTCGCGACCGGGACGTCGAGCGGGACGGCCGACTCCCTCGATCCCACCCGCCGGGCTTGGATGAGAGCGGGGACGTCCGAGGCGACGACGACCTCCGAGCCAGCCGGAAACCCCCAGTCGTCCTCGGAGGCTGGGGATTTACGGAGGATGGCGACCCGGTGGACGAAGCCGACGCTCACCGGATGATGACCTCATCGATGAGCCCGACCGAGCGGAGGATGCGAGCCCGGGGAGCCTTCTGCCGGTACCGCTCCGACCACTCCCCGATCCTGATCTCCTCCTGGTTGTCGCCACGGAGCGACTCCCGGACGAGGAGCCGGATCGCCGCCTTCCGCTGCTCGATCCGCGGGTCCACCGTGTACGTGAGGCGGACGAGGGGCGGCCAGAATGCACGATCGACCCGCCGAACGATCCCCTCGACGACGATCCAGTCCGGCGCCGTCGCCCAGGTCACGCCGTCGTAGGAGACCTCGATGAGGTCGATCGTCCCGTTCGGGGCGACGAGCCCTCTTGTCCCGCCGGTGACGACCTTCGTCTTCGGGCCGATCGGGCCGACGACCCGATCGACGTACGCCTCTTCGGCGGCGAGGAGCGAGGCGAGGACCGCGTCCGAGACGAGCGGCGCCGGGTCGAACTCGCGGTACTCGGAGACCGAGACGAGCATGGCCTACTTGTCGCCCTCGGGCGCCCCCTTCGCCTTCGTCCGCTCCGGCCTCGGCTTTGCCTTCTCACCTTCCGCCGTGTACCCGATCTCCGCGGCGTCCTCCTCGGAGACCTCCATCCCAGGGGTGCCCCAGAGGACGACGCCCTTCTCCGGATCGGTCGTCGCCCGCCCGTCCGCGTCGAGATACACCCGCTCCCTCAAGACGATCCGAGCCATCGGTTCACCTCCGACAGAAAACCGGCGCCCGGGAGGAGTCCCCGGACGCCGGTCATGCTACCAGCCGACTAGATGCCGGTCACCGTGCAGAACGCAGCGGGCCGGAAGACGACGAGGGCGAGGCGCTCCTCGGCCCGGATGGCGAGGAGGTTCTTCGCGAAGTAATCGGCGTGCGAGTCCGACACGCCGAGCGAGATGTCGGTCCGGCGGAAGAGCTGGGCGCCCTGCCGGAACGACCCGACGAGGGCGGTCGTCGCGGCGATGACGGTCGTCGTCGTGACGTTGATGCCCCAGATGCGGGCCGGACCCGACTCCGACGGCGGCCCCCAGAGGTACGTCCCGTCCGTCGCCTTGAGGAGCCGGATGTTCTGCCAGGCGAGCGGGTTCATGACGATCGTGTCCACCGGCAGGAACGCGCCGGTCGCGACCTTCGTCATCGCCTTGAGGATGGCGTCGGGGACCGAGTCGGCGCCCTTCGCCTGGGTCTGGATGCCGGGGGTGTTGAGGATGCCCCGGAGGTTCGGGGGGTTCCCGTCGCCGTTGAGGAGCTGGGTGTCCTCCCGATACGTGATGAACTGCGAGAGGCGGTTGTTGACGTAGTCCTCGATCGCCGGGGCGTCCTGGAGCAGCTCCTCCGTGACCGGGAGGATCGTCGCGATCTTCCGGACGTTCGAGGTCCGCTCGGTGAATGCCAGCTCCGACTCGGGCTTCTCGCCGCCCTCCGCCGTCTCCGCGGCCGCGTTGACGGCGGTCGTCTCCTCCATGTAGACGATCGCGTTCTGCGTCGTCCGCGCCGAGGGGAGGAGGTCGGCGATCGTCGGCTGCTGCTCACCCGGGACGATGAGGAGCCCCGGGATGCGGGTCGCCTCGGGCGGGTAGCCGGTCGTCGTGAGGACGGCCTTGATGCCATTCCGGGCCTCCGAGCCGACGATCTCGAAGAGGTCGATCTCGACGCTCGGACCCCGCTTCTGTGACGGGCTGTACTCCTTGAAGGCCTTCGACTCGACGAAGAGCTGGCCGAGGGTCTTCCGGACCGGGGCCTCGGGCGCCTGCTCCTTCCGGGGGAACGGCATGGCGCCCTTGACCCGGCGCTCGATCCCCTCGATCTCTTCGAGCTTGGCGAGCTTCTCGGCGAGGTCGTTCAGCTCGGCGTTCTTCTGCCGGAGCTGTGAGACCTCCTCTTCGGTGAAGTCCTTGTCCGGCTTCGCGGCGAACATGTCCGCGATCGCCTTCTGCTTCGCGATGATCTCCTCGCGAAGCTCGACAACCGTTGGCATCTACCTGATCCCTCCGATTAGGGGCGCGAGCCGCGCCGTGATCGCGAGGTACTCCGCTTCGGCGCGGAGGACCTCGGCCTGCTTCCCCTTGTTCGGATCGGTCGCATCGAGGAGCTCCCGGATCGAGCGGCGCACCTCGTCGAGCTGCGCCAGAGCCGCCTCGATCTCGGCGAGCCGCTGCCGGTTGGCGGACGAGAGGACCCGCCCCTCCTTCTTCCGCAACTCGGCCATCGCCCGGAAGCGCGCTTCGAGGCCAGCCGCATCGACGAGGAACCGCTCGACTGCGTCCGCCAGAGCCCCGGTATCCGGGGCCGATCGAAGCTCCGGGACCTCACGGCCCGCATCCCGGAGGTGCGCGGCAAGGTGCCGGTACACCCCCGTCCGATCGCCAGCTGGAATGTCCGCCCCGCCTCGCCCCCCGTTGAGGATGCCGATCCCGGTCGAACAGGCGACGATGCTCGCCGCCCCGACCGAGCCGTCGGCCGAGACGAAGTGATGGGGGAACTTGTACGAGCTTTTCGCGTCCGGGTCGCCTTCCGGATCGACCCACGCATGGGCCGCCCGGAGGGCGTCGCGGTCGTTCGGGAGACGGGCGACGTTCTCGCCCGCATCCCAGGCCGCGTCATCAGTCGCCGTCTTGTGCGAGGGGATCGCCGTCTTGATGGCCTTGACTTCCAGGGTCCTCGTCCCGTTCCCCGCCCCGACGAGGACCGGGGAGACCTCCCAGATCTCGTACCGCTTGTTGAGGACCGCGGGTTGCCCCGCCCAGACACCCGGCTCCTGCTCGGCGGCGAACCCGAACGACCACTCCTGGAGGTCGCCGAGCTCCTTGACCGTGACGTACGTGTCGCGGCCTTCCGTCGTGTTCAGGAAGAACTTCCCGCGGAGGACGCCCGCCTTCATCCCGGCGATCGCCTCTTCCGAGAGGACGCCCTTCCCGACCGGCAGCCGACCGCCCGCCCAAGGCCACGAGGTGTGCCCGTACGCCGAGATCGGGACCTCCTTGCCGACCGGGATCGAGCCGACGAGCGAGACTTCCCCGTCCTTGTCGATGTCCTCGGGGACCTGGACCTCGGGATCCCCGAGGCGAGCGAACGCCACGACGACCGACCCGTCCTCCTTGAGATCGAGGTCGATCGCCTGCGCTACCTTCAGCCTCGGACCTTCCATCGTGTTGCCTGCTCCGACTCGTCCGCCCCGGCGCCCGAGTCTAGCAGATCACGTGCCCAGGATGACCGCCTCGATGTAGAGACGTCCCGTGTCGAGCTTTGCGGCGTGCGTGATGAGGAGCTTCGCGCCGTGCTTGATGAGGAGCTCCCTCTCGTGGCTGTACTGCGAGATTTGGAGGAGCGGCGCGACGGGCGTCCCCGTCGGGACGACGATGTGCCATTGGACCTTCGGGGACCCGGCGACGACGACCTCGGAAAGCGACGTGGACATGAAGCCGTCCTCGATGAACTCCCGGCCGACGAGCTTTTCCACGGCCGTCGGGTCGTTCTCGAAGTCGAGCGCATCCCCGAGCCGTTCGCGGAGCTTCTGGAACGTGGAGGTCCAGCCGGTGCCGCGGACGACCTTGATCGTTTCCGGGCACGGGACGAACATCTTGTCGAGGTTCGCGATCTCCTCCCGGATGGCCTGTTGCTGGAGCTCCGAGAGCTCCTCCCGGAAGCCGCGGAGGTAGTTGTTGATGTTGAGGTAGCCGAGGCTCGCGTAGCTTTCGGCCGCCTCGATCGACTCGTCCGGGATGTTCTTCGCCCAGTCCCGGAAGGCCTCCCTCTCCCACTCGTTCCATTCGGTCCGGCTCGTGAAGTACGCCGCCTCTGGAACTTCGACCTCCCCGCCGAGGGGAGCTTGGAGGTCCGGGACGGGGCCGAAGGCCCGCTGGCAGTGGGGATGCGAGAGCGGGTACGCCTCCGCCTCCTGGATCGTCCGGGTCGATCGCGCCGCCAGGTCCGGGTCCTTGTGGTGCGTCCAGCCGCAGTCGGGGCCGTCGAAGACGACGACCTTCGTGACCCCGTTCGCGCCGTACCCGGACAACGCACCGTAGTTGTACGCGAACCCCGACTCGGTGAGGGCGATGATGTGCGCCCGGCCGCCCGGCTCGCCCCACGAGCGGAGGAGCTTCCGCATGTCGCGTTCGAGGACGTCCGCGTTCGGGCGCTCCGCGAGGTTCGAGGCGACGAGGTCCTCGATCTGGCGCCGCTGCGACTCGTTGATCATCGTGACCCGCTGCCCGATCCGCTGCCGGATCGCCTGGACCTGCGGGAAGCCCGGCTCGAACGTCGTCGAGGTCCCGAGCTGGCCGGGGACGACGTCGTGCCAGACGGTCGTCGTCATCTCCAGGTACTGGCGGTCGAGGATTTCCTTGAGAGTCGCGGCCTCGCCTGCCCAGAACGCCTCGTCGTTCGCGAGCGCTTTCCGGCCGAAGAGCGCCCCGATGACCCGCTCCTCCAGGCCCCGGAAGTACCGCCGCCATTCGCGCTCCCACTTCGGGACGATGGCGGAGATGACCCGCTGCCGGACCCCGACGATCGCCTCCGGGCCGATCGTCTCCTCGGCCACGGACTAGGTCTCCTGGGGGAGAGGCTGCTCGGCTGGAGCCTGTTCCTCGGGGACCTCGACGAGGTTGAACGGGCGCAGGTAGACGCGATGGATGTCCTCGACCGGGAGCCCGACCTGCGAGCGGAACGTTGCGAGGGAGATGAGGCCCTTCGCCGCAGCGTCGCCCGCCCGCTGCCAGATGCGGTTCTGGTCCTCCTGGAGGACCCGGACCTTCGAGAGGTCGAACTCGACCCGGAGGCCTTCCCGCGACGAGAACTCGGGGAGGAGTTGCGCCTCGATCTGCTGGGCGATGACCCGCATCGTCGGGATGAGGCACTCTTCCCAGGCCGCCTCTCGCGCCTCGGCGAAGTTGGCGAACGTCGAGCGGTCGAGTCCGGCGCCGAGCCCGGCGACGATCGCCGGGACGCCGAGGAGGGCGGTGATCCGCTCCTCCGGGATGCGGCGGAGGTCCCGGAGGTTGAGCTGCTCGGGGGACCATGAGAGGACCGAGACGTTGACCTTGCCGCTCGTGACGAGGGGACCGCCCCGGCCCTCGCCGGAGAACCGCTCGGTGAACGTCGCCTTGATCCGGTCTGCCTCCTCCTCGCCGATCTCGGCGTCTCCTTCCGGCGAGATGATGACGCCGGGCACCCCGAGGTTCCGGAGGACGACCGCGCTGAACTCGCCCGCCTCGTCGTCCGTGTACACCTCCCGGATCGCCGCGGCGAGCGGCGAGCGGCCGATCCGGACGTTCTGCGGGTCGATCCCCCAGCGGAAGTGGACGACGTCCTCCGGCGCGACCTTGATCTCGGTGCCGCCCGGCCGGTACGAGTAGTACGAGATGTACTCCTGGTCGTTGTCCCACTTCGGCTCGATGAGCGTCCAGGGGACCCACCAGAGCTCGGTCACCGCGCCGCCTGCTGCGCCCCGGACCTTCATCCAGATGGCGTTCCCGTGGACCCAGTAATCGGTCACCGTCGCCATCCAGAGGACCGCCCCGGACCAATGGGGGTTCGGCTTCCGGATGAGGTCGAGCATCCGTCGGACGCCCGGATCATCGACGACGACGTCCTCGCCGTTTTCCTCCGAGACGACTCGGAGAGGGGCCTCGGGGAAGTTGCGGGCGATCCAGCCGACAGCCGCCGCGACCGCCGAGTTTCCGAGCCGGTCGATGTTCACGGCGCTCGCCCAGTCGATCCGTCGTCCGACGACGATCGACCACCACCGCGGCCGCGGCTGGGTGAACGCCTTGACTGCCGCCCTCGCCCGGTCGATCAAGCCCATCGTTCGGTCTCCCTCAAAACGCCGTCAGCCTCCGCTTCCCGCCCGCCAGCTCGGTCAAAGCATAGACGAGGGCATCGACGAGATCGTCGTGATCCGTCGCGACCGGGAACCTCGTCATCTGGTCTTCGAGGGCGGGGAATGGCGCGGCGTGCTTCACGAGGCCCTGCTCGTAAAGGGCGACGACCGGCTCCGCCCGGACGACCTTGCCCCGCTTCGCGTGGATCGTCCTGATCCGAGGAAGAGGCCGCCCCCTCGATACTGCCCGGAGGACCGAGGTGACCATCTCGCCGCCCGCGTTCACCTCCGCGACGATGCAATCGACCTCGAACTCGTCGGCGAGCCGAAGGACCCGAGAGCCCCAGCCCTCGGGGGAGAGCTTGAGCCCCTCCGCCCTGAGGACGCAGAAGTTGCCGTCGATCCCCTTCCCGGCGACGGCCACGCCGGTCTCGTCCGAGTCCTCGCCGTGCGTCGTCGCCGGATCGACCGCGAGGACGACCCGCTCCAGGTCGGGGATGTCCTTGACCCGGGTCGCCTCGATCATCTGCCAGGTCCAAAGCGCGCCCTCGACCTCTTCGAGGACCTCGCCCTCGACCTCCTGGCGCCAGAGCCGGGTCCCGGCGTACCGGCCGATGATCTCGGTCACGAACTGGGGCGCCAGGTTCGCTTCGTTCTCGTGCGTCGGCCCTCGGGTGACGACGATCTGCGGATCGCCGTCGATCGCCAGATGCCAGAGCCTCCGGATGAGGGGGACGGGTTTCGGGGTCGTCGTTGCGACGATCTGCGGAGAGCTCCCGAGCCGGAGCCCGAGCATCGCCATGTCCCAGGCCTCCGGATACCGCCAGGCCGCGACCTCGTCGGCCCAGATTTTCTCGTGCTGGGGGCCTCGGAGCCGGTCCGGCTCGTCGGCGGTATACAAGATGCCGATCGCGCCGCTGTGGAACTCCAGCCGGTACCGGCTCGGCCAGTACGTCGGCCGCTCCCAGCTCGGGAAGACGCGGAAGAGGCCCGACTCCCCGTCGAGCATGACCTCCCGGGCGTCCGTTCGGGTCGGAGCGATGAGGCCGATCCGCCGGAACCGCTTCGACCACTCCCGGACCGTCTCGGCCCCCGTCCGGGTCTTGCCCCAGCCGCGCCCAGCGAGGACGAGCCAGATGCGCCAGTCGCCCGGCGGGATGCGCTGGTTCGGTCGGGCGACCGAGGCCCAGTCGGTCCGGCGAAGCTCCTCCCTCCGAGCCCGCTCGATCTCGACGAGCGCTGCGAGCGTCTCCTCGACTACGGCCGCCATGGATCGACGACGATCGTCCGCTGCTCCGCCGCCGACGGATCGGTCGTCCGCCACCCGAGATAGAGGACCCCGTCCCGCGAGAGGAGGAGCTTTGCTCGGAAGACGCCGACGCCTTCCCGGGTGATCTCCGGATCGACCCCGAACCGCCAGGTCGTCGGCGTCGTCGAGTCGGACCAGCGCCAAACGAACTCGACGACCGCCGGATCGACCGGGTTGCCCGCCTCATCCTTCGCGGTGATCGTGCTGATCAAAGTGTCGCCTGGGTCGAAGCTCACGACACGTCCTCCCGCTTGTTCTCGACCCGCAGATCATAGCCGCCGACCCCGACCGCATGATCGGCCTTCGTGATCGAGAGGTCGAGCCCGCGGCCCGCGACGGCGATCGATGGCGCCAGGTCGGAGACGGAGACCGAGATCGTCCCGGCGCGCAGTCCCGCCGAGATGACGGCCGGGAACACCGCGGCCATCGAGGGGACGAGGTCTGGGGAAACGATGAGGTCGCCTGCCGGGCCGATCCCAGCGCCGAACGGTGAGCCGCCGGTTCCCGCGATCTCGGCGACGACCTGGGCCGTGAGAGCCGAAGGGAACGGAGCTCCGGGTTGCCCTGCGATCTCCGGGCCGAGGGTGGTCGCCAGCGCCGCTGCGAAGACCT